AGAAAACCTACTGCGCGCCAAGGTAGGATTATCTGCTTTAGAATCCGGTAGAGAATTCTACAACTGGTATGAAAATAAGTGGAAAACAAATTATCCTGATTTATATCGTAACCGTTGGAAGCCTAGTCCTACTATGCGTTATTATAAACGAAGCGCGCGCCCGCGCAGTCGATTCACTAAACGAAGAATGCGCCGCCGGCGCTTACCATCAAGAAAGCGTAAGAGGTCTGAAATTTTCTCAAAAGGAAGAATTGGACAGAAGATAGGGACTAGCGTCCCCAAGGTCTATCGCACGAATTATAGCGATAATTCTGCTCTAGCCACAAGAACATTGTATGGATCCGTCATCAACGACGTCCCCCATAGTGCGAATAATGATATCAATGAAAGGCAGCGTAATGTTGTTAACTGTCGTGGGTTTAATGTCTATGTACAGATAAAGAACACCACAAGTATTGCTGAAACATTCAACTTAGCACTTGTTGTTCCAAGATTCTGTCAAGAAACTACCGAAGGTACTTTACCAACACTCGATTTCTTCCGTGATCCAACAACAGATACACGGGGAGTTGACTTTGCGTCAGCTCTGCCAAACATTGCATTCAGCAAGTTTGGAATCAATCCAGATAAGTATATTGTATTAAAACACAAGAGATACTTACTCAATGCTGGTGTAACCGGAGGAAGTACAACAGATGAAGATGGAAAGAATTACAGGAATATTGAATGGTATGTCCCCCTAAAGAGACAACTAAGATACAGAGATGTTGCCTTTGATGATATGTACCAACATGTCTGGGTGGTCTATTGGTTAGACCATTTCCAAAATGTGGGTGGTTCATTACCAATTGCAAATCAAGCGAATTGTTCGTTGATTACAAATATGGTGTTTAGGGAGCCAAAATAGGTTGATTGAGGCAGTGAACATACATGCAACGGACTGTGTTTAGTTTAGTTAAATTTCAACTATATTGTAACGATCAGAGGTTAATTTCTCAAAATCAGGTTTTTCATTAGAGAAAACAACCACATGAGGTTTATGTAGCATACGTTTAGTCACAGACTGGTATTTTGTAGAAAAGAATATGCGGTCTTTGAGAGACTCGAGGCAACCATAATGCAAATACTGCATCTGCATTCTGGGGACGTTAAAGAAAAAAACACGTTTCGTAATGTCAATAGCGTAAGTAATGTCATCACGTTTCCCGATACCCAATAGCTGTGCATCGTTATTGTCTGTCATCCATTTACGAACAAACCAAGATTTACCTACTCCGCCGTTTTCGTCTACGTAAAAGTCGATCTGGCGATCGTCTTCGGGTTCAGCCATGAGTCTATCGCGCAAGGTAATTTGCCAGGGGTTGCCATTGTCACCGTAGTCTCCATCCTCCAAAGCAACAGGCTTACGTAAGAGATCACGTAGAGCAAGAGCATTAGTCCGATAATTGATAAAAACACTAGGCCATTGGTCAGAGATGAGAGCATCTGAAGGATATTCAGGTGAATTCTTAATCCACTCCTTGAAAGCAATCAGGTCGCTGCGCTGGCCCTGCTTCGAGTCAGCAGGCTTGGTTCCAAATTCAGTGAAATTGCCCTCCTTTGAACAATAAATCCAGTTCTGCTGCGCAGTACCCTTAGCTGATTCAAAGTGTGCACGTGGAGAGAAAGTACGTTTGACTGTGTCAATACGTTTACGTCCATTCAAACAAAAGTAGCCTTGAAGATGAGGAGTACCAGTTGTACTGGTTTCAATTCCATAGATAAGATAAGAGCAGTGTTCAGTAGCGAACTGTTTGGTTAACTCCAAATCGTTCGGTTCGAAGTTATTTAACGTAAAAACAAAATTTTTATAAGCGGAAGGACGCGCCATGTTAAAATTATGGTACGGTACAGGAAGTGAGCTAGGTAATACTAAACTAGCTCACATGACTTGGTGTACCATTGGTCGGAAGGAAGTTTGCGCTTCGCGCCATTAATTAGGGTTCTCATAATGTCACGCGTAGAAAACCTACTGCGCGCCAAGGTAGGATTATCTGCTTTAGAATCCGGTAGAGAATTCTACAACTGGTATGAAAATAAGTGGAAAACAAATTATCCTGATTTATATCGTAACC